AAGGATGATGGAAGTGTGATCCTAAATTTTAGAAATGCAGACTCAGCAGCTCATGAAGCTGAGGGCTTTTTTGATGTTATAAAGCCTAGCTATAATCCTTTAACTCAAACCAAAGGCGGCTTATACTTTAATGAAGATGATTCAGTATTCACCTATGATGTTACTGATATAGACTTTAGTCAAGAGGTAGATATTATTGGAGAAGATGGAGAGCCTACAGGAGAGACAGAAAATAGATATAAGATTGCTGAGATCAAAGAGAGTAAAATCTCAGAGATTAAATCAAAAGCAGGCAAAATGTTAGAGCCTACAGATTGGCAAGTTATAAGAAAATCAGAAAGGGATATAAATATTGATTCAGATGTTACAACAGAGAGAGCAGGAATACTTACAGAAGCTGATAGATTAGAAGCTGAGGTTAATGCTTTTACTTCTTACGCTGATGTTTTACAGTACAACGTAGTTTTTTTTCCATCATCTGATGAAATAGAATAATATGAGCTTTAACAAGAAATTTTTTACAACTGGAGGGATTGTAGCCTCTAGTAGTGCAGTAACTTGTACTACTGATTCTACAGACCCATTTGGCGATTCAAGTGGTGTAGCATTATATTCTTTGGACTACGATGCTTCAGACGCTGGAGGATTATACGATGGCACACCTACTGACGTTACATTCGGAGTAGGAGGACAGATAAACTATGGAGCGAGATTTAATGGGAGTAGTAGTAAGATAACAGTTTCAACAAGTGCAACTACACCTGTAGATTTTACAAGTGAAAATTTTTCAATATCATTATGGTTTAAAGCTGATAGCTTACATAGTGGTGCTTTAATTGGTAAGTGGAGTACAAGTGATGGAACAGGCAGAGCGATATTGTTACATACTAATTCCAATGGAACTTTTACTTTTTCAGAAAGGCAGGGGACAAGCGGTTTTAATTTAACTACAACATCTACTTATGTGGCTGATACTTGGAATCACTTTGTTTATGTGAGAAACGCAACGCAATCAATTCTTTATTTAAACAAAGTATCTGAAACCGATTCAAGAACAAACTCAATAAATAGTGGCTCAAATACTGAATTAGCTATTGGTTATCAAACAGGAGGATTTAAATACTTTGATGGCTCAATAGACCAAGTAAGAATATTCTCTAAAGCGTTAAGCCAAACAGAAGTAGATACTCTTTACGCAGAAACTGCTTGTGTATATACTGCGACTACAACTGATAATGATTATCCTACTACAAACCTTGCGTATTACAAATTAGACAATTCAGCAGAGGATGAAAAAGGTAGCTACGATGGTACTGAATCAAATATAGAATACAGGTTTGGGCGGTATGGTCAAGCTGCGGTATTTAATGGGAGTAGTAGTTATATAAGCACAGGAATAGGAATAGATAGCTATTCTTCACGCTCTTATTCTTTTTGGTTTCAACAAAATTCAAGCACAGGTAAATCAAGAGTATTTGGTGGAGTTAATGGTTCAGCTACTAATGGAGGTATGTTTAGGATTAAAGAAGATAATGGTCAAATAAATTACTATGCCATAGACAACACTGCTTATACATTTACCACAACTCTACCAAATGATGTGTGGACACATATAGCTTTAACTGATGACGGTACAACTGCAAAATTGTATGTAAATGGTTCTGAAATAACAAGTCCTTCAACTTCTTCATTTACAAGCACTACAAATACAAATTTACAAATAGGCAGAGGTATGTTAAATACTGGAAGTGCTGGCGATTACACAAACGGATTAATAGACCAAGTAAGAATATTTTCATCTGCCCTTACAAGTAGTCAAGTAACCGAACTTTACAACGAAAAACCTGAAACAGATACATCTAACTTTAAGGCGGTGTTGTATGAGGGTACAGGTGCAAGTCAATATATTTCTAATGTAGGAATGGACTTGGAAACAAATGGTGGTTTAGTTTGGTTAAAAGGTAGAGATAGTGCAAGAAACAACAGAATTTTTGATTCAGTTAGAGGTGCAACAAAACGTATTTATTCTGACGTAGCAAATGCTGAAGCAACAGAAAGTGGTTTAGATTCATTTGAAAAAAGTGGTTTCTTTTTAGGCTCTGTTGCAGGGATGAATGCTAATAATGAATCGTTTGTATCTTGGGTATTCAAAGGCGGAGGAGAGGCAGTTGCAGGAACAGGAACTGGAGTTTCAAACGTATCAGTATCAGCTAATACAGATGCAGGGTTTAGTATAGTAAAATATACAGGAGGTTTAACAAGTGCTACTACCTCTACAGGTGCAAGTGTTCAACACGGACTTGGCGCACCACCTGACTTAATAATATCAAAAGCATTGACAGGTACACATATTTGGTCAGTACGTTCAACTGCTTTAGACGATATGGCTGACACATTATGGTTACACGATGCTAGAAACGTTATTACTTCATATAGAACATCCTATCCTATTGCATCATCAACAAATGATGTTATGTACTTGAATTATTTAAATTCTGTTAATGTAAATAACCAAGAGGTGATAGCTTACTGCTTTAGGTCTATAAGCGGATATAGTAAGATAGGGAGTTATTCAGGTGATGGTAATCCAAATCACGAAATAACTGACGTAGGGTTTCAGCCAAATTTTTTACTCATAAAAAATACACAACGTTCAGGCACAGATTGGTTAATGTACGACAATAGGAGGGGAACAACCCCATTAGCATCTAATCAAAATTTTGCAGAGTCAACTTATGGAACTTCTTATGAAATAGAATTTATTAGTAACGGATTTAAAATAATAGATTCTACTAATGCAACTAATGAAAGCGGAACTGACAATTTCATATATATGGCATTTAAATAATGGAAGATTTAAAGATATTTCAGAAAATTAAAAAGTATTATATTTGTAAAAAATAAAGAATTATGGCGAGTACAGTATTTAATGGAACTGATCTGGTTTTGAAATTAGTAGCTGATGGAGGCACATTAGAGCCTCTAGGACATTCAACTTCATGCTCTATGACTATCAATCATGATCTTCCAGAAGCGACCTCTAAAGACAGCGGAGGCTATTCAGAGGCGATCTCAGGATTAAGATCCTTTGAGGTATCTTTTGATGGTTTGGTGGATTATACTGATGAGGGATCAAGTAAGACTAATGCTGATGGAATTATCACTTTAGTAGATAACAGAAGTAAAGTAGATTTCACTTTTGGAACTGCTACTTCTGGAGATCAGTTAATAAGTGGCGAAGGTTTTATTTCTAGTATTGAGGTAAGCGCTGAAATGGAATCAGCTGTATCTTATTCTGGAACTATTACTGGAACTGGAGCAATCACCATCTCTACCAACTCATAAGCTAGTACATGAATAGCAAAAGAGGCTACTATACTGCCAGTTTAGGCGGTGAGGATAGAGTCATGCGCTTTAATATGAACTTCTGGGCGGAGTTCTGTGATATTTTAGATGTAAAGCTTGAACAAATAGGAGATCTTTTTGATGGCGGAGTTTCTTTGTCTGCCATCAGAGCCTTAATTTATTCTGGTCTAGTTACTTTTGACAGAGAAAACAATAAGGAAATAAATTATACTATCTATACTGTGGGATCATGGCTAGATGACATGAAAGCGGAGGAGCTTACTGGAATAGTAGAGGCTATGATGCAATCAAAAATACTAGGTAATGATCTCAATGTAGGTATAGAGAGAAATCCAGATCCAGAAAAAAAAACGAAAGCAGCTCCAAAAAAGCAGGAGTAAGCTGGGATGATTTACTGGATTATTACATAGGTCAAGTAGGCATAGATCCTGATACATTCTGGAATAATACATGGGCAGAGAATCAGCTCCTAGGGGAGTCTTATAATATAAGGCAGAATCTAGAATGGGAGAGGATTAGATACTTAGCAACAATGATCCATAATGTAAACTGTACAAAAAAGTCAGAGATGAAAAAACCAGAGGAACTCATGAAACTTCCTCAAGATAAAATCAACAAAAATAAGACAGAGCCAAAATCCACCAGAGAGCAGTTTGAGAAGTTTTGGGCTAGAGTACAAAGGGCGCATAATCAAGAAAAGGATTAGCGCCTTTTTTTTATTAATTTTGCATTATGGCAGATCAGAAAATAAGAGTAGATATACTAGGAAATGCTAGAGGGCTTACAACTTCACTAAGACAAGCCTCTGGTAGTTTAAAAGCATTTGGTGGACAAGTTAAAGCTATAGGAGCAACTCTAAAGACTAGAGTAACATTGCCTCTGGCATTGGCTGGAGGAGCCGCTATTAAGTCAGCTGTAGATTTTGAAAAGTCTATGACTCAGATCAAGACTCTTGTAGGGGTCGCTGGAGATGAGGTGGATGCAATGGCGGTCAAAGTTAAGGAGATGGCTGCCGATACTGGTATATCATCTAAAGAGGCTGCTGGTGCTTTATTCTTTATTACATCAGCTGGACTTAGAGGAGCAGACGCTTTAAGCGTATTAGATCAAGCCACTAAAGCTGCTGCTGTAGGGCTAGGAGAGACAGCAACTATAGCAGACTTAGCTACTTCCGCTTTGAATGCTTATGGAGTAGAGAATCTAAATGCTCAACAAGCTACAGATATTCTGACTGGAGCAGTGAGAGAGGGTAAGTTATCAGCTGACAGTTTAGCTATGTCTATGGGTAACGTGTTACCTTTTGCCAGTAAGCTGGGTGTAGAATTTCATGAAGTAGGAGCTGCTTTTGCTGCTATGTCTAGAACTGGTACACCAGCCGCTGATGCCGCAACTCAAATAAAAGGAATTTTATCAACATTATTAAAGCCAAGCGCACAAGCTAAAAAACAATTAGAGGATCTTGGATTAAGTGCCTCTGGATTAAGGGCGCAAATAGCAGAAGAGGGTTTATTAACAACTTTAAAAAGCTTAAAAGAAAGTTTTGGATCTAATGAGGAAGCAGCTGGTAGAGTATTTGGAAACGTAAAAGCTTTAGCTGGTGTTATGGACTTACTAGGTAAGGGGATAGAAGGTACTGAGCAGATCTTTGCTAGTATGAATACTACTGCTGGACTAACTGGTGGAGCTTTTGATAAATTAGCTAATACTCAAGCCTTTCAATTAGAAAAATCTTTAAATAATTTAAAATCTACTTTCACAACTGTAGGCGCCTCTTTGCTGGATGTCTTTTTGCCAGTGATCCAGAATGTTTCTACTATTGTAGTGAATGCTGTAAAAGCCTTTAAGGATTTATCACCAGAAGTCCAAACTTTCTCTATAGCTATGGCTGGAGTGGCTGCAGCTCTGCCTTTTGTTATATCATCTATAGGATCTCTAATAGGATTACTAGGCGCAATACTTAGCCCAATAGGGTTAGTAGCGGCTGGTTTAGCCGCAATAGCTACAGTAATCTATAAAAATTGGAATGAGATCCTCCCAGTAGTGGTAGGATTACAAAACAGATTTGTAGATCTATACAACAGCAGTAAGTTTGTGAGAGTCGCTATTTTTGGCTTAAGATCAGCTTTTAAATCTGCTTTTGTTTTTGCTAAGTCTCAGATAGATCAGGTAGTAAATGCTTTCTCTACTATGTGGAGGCTTATAAAAGCCTTCTCTGAGGATGGATTTGATGCTAGTTTTACAGATATATTAAAAGAGGGGTTTGATGAGTCTCAGAGAATAACAACTCAAAGAGGATTAGATATAGCAAAAACTTTCATAGATGGCTATGAGGATGCTTTAAGTAGTAATCTAGAGTATGCTACAGTAGATGGAGTAAAAAAAGGGCTTTCTAATGCCTTAGATCAAGCTAAAGGTCTAGTAAATCAATTTAAAAATACCTTACTTTCTGGAGTAGGAACTGTAGGCGGTGGAGGTGGAACAGATACTGGAACTGACTCAGGAGGAGGTGCAGGCGGAGGAGTTTTACCTAAAGCTAACTATACACATGGATTTTTAGCAGATCTAACAGAGACTACAGAAAAAGTAGGTATGGAATTTGGCAACCTAGAGAGCGCTATAGCTGATGGGATAGGAGATACTTTATCATCTATAACTTCAGGAGATGCTAGTCTAGGATCAGCTTTTGGCAGTTTGTTAGGGATGCTTGGAGATGTAGCTATACAGATAGGAAAGGCGGCTATAAAAATTGGATTAGGAATGATAGCCATAAAGGCATCATTTAAACATCCAGCTACAGCTATTGCTGCTGGAGTAGCTTTGGTGGCTATTGGGGGATTCATTAAAAACTTTGGCAATCAATTCTCTGGGGGATCTGGGGGAGGAATACCAGCTCTAGCAAATGGAGGCATAGTATCAGCGCCAACTCTGGCAATGGTAGGAGACAATAGAGGCGCTGGTAGAGGTAATCCAGAAGTTATAGCTCCATTAAATAAGTTAAAAGGAATGATAGGGCAAACAGGAGGAGTTAATATTTCTGGAGGCTTTAGATTAGAAGGTCAGGATTTAGTATTAGCTTTAGAGAGAGCTAATAGGAATAGAAATAGATTTTTATAATGTCATACGGAGAAAAGTTTAAACTGGTTTTTTCTGATAGATACAACAATCCAAGAAAATTATCAATTCTACAGAAAAATTACAGCGGATCTGTAAAGGATTTGATAGGAACTGGAGATCCTGTAACTATTAAATGGCATAACAAAGACAACATCTACAATCCTATAATAGGATCTACTTGCGAGATAAATTTACTTGTTACTGAATCTACTGGGGGAATAGGCTGGGATGATGTAGAGGACAACTGGAATCTAAGTGAGGTAGAGTGGAGTGAAACTACAGGAACACAAGGGACTGACTACGACAACTGGTATGAATCAGATGAGAGAGAATATAAAGTAAGAATATCAACTGGAGACTTAAGCGGATCACCTAAATGGGACAATACTACAGATCAATGGCAGACTTCTGCTGTAGATTGGGATGATCCAGATGCTCAAGGTTTTGAGTTTTACTGGGAGGGATTTTTAATAGTAGATGCTTATCAAGAGCCTTACACTACAACTCCCTATCCTATCAAACTCATTGCAAGTGATGGACTGGGCTTACTGGATGGATTTGATGCGCCAGATTCTAATATAGTTTACACTACTCCTCCTACTATTGATGTTTCAGATGGATCTCAATCTAACTTTGATAGCGCCTTTTATTATGTGAGAAAAATACTAGAAAATACAGGCTTAGATCTAGATATTTTTATAGCTAATAATATTAGAAAAAGCACATATTCTAGTACAGATCAAGATACTATACTTCATGATATTAGTATTTTTGAGTATGGAGTGGTAAACAACTCTAATTTAAATCTGACTGCTAAAGATTTACTTACAAAAATATTAAACTCTATAAATTCTAGAATATTTCAGAGCCAAGGGCGCTTTTATATTGTTTCAAATTCAAACTTAATAGATCAGAGAATTTTTGAATCTAGAGAAACTACACCAGTTTCTACACCAGTAGTACAAAATCTTCATATTACTACTACAGAAAATGTGCCTACAGAGTTTGAGTTATATGGTTTTGATGCTCAGGGCTTGTCTCTTACTTGGAATATCACAGATGATGTAGATAATGGATCAACATCTCTAAGCGGATCTACAGTAACCTATACTCCTACTACTGACTATGTAGGAGGGGATAAATTAGTTTATACAGCAACAAACGGAACAAATACCTCTGTAACTGCATTTGTAAGCATTAAGGTTATAGAAGCTCCTGTTGTAGTAGAGACAGGGACAAAAGCCTTAGTGCTGCCTTATAATGTAGAGAAGTTTACTGCATTTTATGGCACAACTTTAGAGCAATGTTTTAGAAGGATGAACTCATATCTAAATTTTGCTAGAACTAATACAGATCAAATTGTAGAGCCTATTAAGTTTGAGCCTAACTTTGATGTAGGATTATTCTCTTCTAATTTTAATGTAGTAGTTTCTGTAGGTGCAGGGCAATCAGATGGATCGGATCCCTTATCATGGAGATGGGCGCAAGTGGGGTCTAAGGTACTTTATCATATTGTGCCTAGAGATGCTGACTCTTATGGGTATAGACCAGAGAATAATACAAGTGATCCAGATATAGGTGGAGGTTTGTTTAAATATCCTAACTCTGCAGACTTTGATAATGGAGCTTTTGTTTTCCCAGATGGATACATGGGATTCACTACTCCAGCTTTTATTAGAAATGACTTTAGGCTTGAGACTTTAAAAACTCAATACGCATCAAAATTAGGAATCACTTTAAATGATATGCCTAGAGTAAACGACTTTAATCAATTTCCTCAAGAGTTAAAAGATGTTATACCAACTCCAGCAAATCTTAATCCAATAGGAAGAAATATTAGGCATATTGTTAGAATAGAGTCTGGCATTGTTGTAGAATTAAGGCTATATGCTAGTGAATAATTAAAAAACTATGGGACAGATAAGAGAAGCTCAATTAGAATTATTAAGAAATAGTGATCAAGAATTTATAGAATTTAAAAGCTATGATAAGGATGGAAATTTCATAGAAATTCTAAAGGAAGATGTTTTATTGGTAGCTCCAGACACATTGATTCCTCTAAACAATGATCTTATAGTAGAATACCTGAAGCCTGTAAAAAAGGCTCAGTATGAGGTAGAGATTGATGAGTATGAAGATAAACATCCAAACAGTCATTTTTTATATAAAGCTTATAATTGGGCTTATGGTATTACTGGAGTAGAGTTTATAAGTCCACCAGTAAACAATACAGCTAATCCTTTTCCTGTTAGCAAAAATACTTATTTAGTTTGCTCAAATTCAAATAATGCCTCTACTATGGCGGCTGCAAAAGCTCTAAATGAATTAATGGTAGGCACAGCAGGCACAGCAGGAACTCCAGATCAAGCAGATATACCTAATCTGCCAGAGGTAAGTCAAAAGATCCCAGTGAGGATAGAGTTTGATTATTTTGCTGATACAGATTCAGATATAGATATTGAGATTGCTATGGAAATTAAATACTACTTCATTAGCTCCTCTACAACTTATGATCTTGATTTTGATCAAGATGAGCAAAAATGGAAATACAATTTTAATCCATCAATAAGAAGGGAGAGAGATTTTGTCAAGGTACAGAATCAAAACCAGTGGCAAAAATTCAGCTTGGATCTGCCTCCAATATCAGCCCATGAGTTAATCAGCGGCATCAATGCTGGAGACTATACTGGTGGTTTTTTTGTAGATATAAGACTAGGAAAGCCTATGATGACTACTGCTCACAGCAGTGATTTCAATCAGTTGTTTATTGATAATTTTAAAATATCTGAAATAAACCAAACAAGAAAAACAGCTATAATGAGTCAGGAATCTCTTGAGTCTAAGACTTATTCAGGAGCTTACAAGTCAGGCAAAAATATATTATCAAATGAACTTAAAAACACTAAACATGATGGAAGGATAGCTGGTTCTTTTGTTTCTTTTAGAAATGACTCTACTGTAAGATCTATAGATGATATTATAACTCAAGAAATGCTAAACGATCATAGAACTTTTGTGAAAAGATATGAGGGGACTTTTTATAATAATAATAGAGAGCCTATCCCAGTTTCATTTCATAATAAAATCTGGATGAACTTTCTAACAGAGCAGGATCCAGTCTCTTGTTTTATTGATAATATGGAATACTCAGTTAAAAAAAATGAGTATAAAATTATAATGCATCAACCTAATCAGGATGATGATGTCAGCTCTGTTTTTAAAATACTCTATAAATAATTTTATTTAAACTGATATTTTTTTATCTTCGCATAAATTAAATGTGTATGGATAAAAAAAAGTTAATCATGCAATTTAGCATCCAAATGCTAAAGCTTGATCTGAGTAAGCAGTTTTTATGTGAAAAATTAAGCATTTCTCTGCCTACATTAAACTCTAGGATCAGAGATCCCAAGAGGTGGACTATTGATAATTTATTAAACCTTAAAAAAACAGGATTCAGTCATGACTATTACGGACAATTATTACGAGAATTTAAGAAAAATTCCAGTTAGAGAGCATTTTGACAAGAAAGGCAATCTTGATTATTTAGCTTGGTCTAAGGCTTGGGACTTCTTAAAGAGACATCATCCATCAGCAGAGTATTGGGTGGTGAGAAATGAAAAAGACAATCTAAACTACTTTACTAATAATAACTCAGGATGGGTTACTGTGGTAGTATCTATAGGGGGTCTGGATCATTCAGTGGATCTGGCTATTATGGATAACAGAAATAAAGCCATTTCCAAAGATGAAATCACTTCTGTAGATGTGATGAATACAATTCAGAGGGCAACTGTTAAAGCCTGTGCAATGCATGGGCTAGGGATAAATGCTTGGACTGGAGAGAAAGATTATATATCAGATGCGGATTTCGATAAAATGATTGAGGCTAATGATTATAATCTGGCGATTAAAACATATAATAATTTTCAATTAACAGCCGAACAAAAAAATAGGCTATCAACTAAATTTAAAAAACAAAAATCATGAGTAACAAACCAGTAGAAAAACTTTGGGGATACCTCAAAAAAACAGAATTAGAAGAAATTTTAAAAAATCCATCTGCAGTCAAAAAACATGAGAAGTATGGCGAACAGATTTTAGTTCAGGCTGCTAAATGGGAAAGCGGAAATATTACAGTCCAGTTTTGGGATAAAGAAAGCAATAAAAACATTGATGTTTTAGTCTTAAGACCAGATAGTAATAATCCTGTATCTGTAGACAAAACAGATGATAATGAGTCAGATTTTGCCTTTTAGTTATGATTATAGTAAAAGACACAAATCAAGAATATCATTCTAAAGAAAATTATATCAGCGCTAGTGGGCTTAAATCAATTTGGCTCACTAGTGTTTATGATCATAATAGAATAGAGTATGAAGATAAACCAGCTTATAGGCTGGGAACTATGATCCATGAGATGATTTTAGAGCCTGAAGAGTTTAATGAAAATTATTATCTACCTAAAGAAAAAATAGATAGGCGAACAAAAGCAGGCAAAGAAAAATTTGCAGAACTCAGCAACATGGGTAAAATAGTAGCTACTACAGATGAGGTTTTTGTTGTCAATGGAGTTAAAAAATCCATAGAGTCAGATGATGAAATGGCAAAACTGGCTAGAAAGTATTTAGAAGGTCAGGCTGAGCTTTCACATTATTTAGATTTTCAAGGTCTTAATGTAAGAGTAAGACCAGATATGAAAGGTCAAGACTTTATATCAGATATCAAAACAGCTCAATTCAATTCTAGAGGCTTTGGAAAAAAAGAGTTTAGAAGTCATGTAAGGTCTTTTGGTTATCATCTGCAGGCTGCTTTTTATTGTGATATGCTGGAGATAGATCCTAGAAATTTTAAATTTATCTGGATTGAAAAAAAGGCGCCTTTTAGAATAGCTGTAGCTACTTTAAATGATGATCAGATAGATGAAGGTAGGGCTGGATATTTGCAAGCTATTGAGGATTGGAAGTTATATATTGAAACTGGATTAGAGAAAAGATTTAATGATTCAGATGTTTTATTTGATGGAAGTATAGAGCTATGAATGAAATAGATATTTTTGTCTATAGGACAGTTTGCGATCATTTTGGTATTGATATACAAAACAAAACCAGAAGAAGAAACTATGTAGATGGTCGAAGGATTTACTTTAAAATACTTAAAGAACTAAATCCAGTAAGATCTTTAGCTAGTTTAGGGAAATCTCTAGATAGGATTAAATTTGATCATGCTACAGTGCTGCATCATTTAAAAGAAATAGATCATTTTTTATCTATTGAGGATGACTTAGCTCTAAAGTTTAGTAATATTTTAGAAATTTGTATGAACTTTAAGAAAGATAATAAAGATATAGTTTTTGTAAATAATTTAAAATATGAGTTCAAACCCATTCGAGAAGTATCTGGGCAAGGAGGACAAAATGCAGGAGTCTGTAATGAAGTATATCACTACAAAGTATTCTGGAACTTTTGCAGTTCACATTCCTAATGAAGGTAGAAGATCAAAGTTTGAACAGTTTAAATTAAAAAAGATGGGAGTGGTCGCTGGGATGCCAGATGTAATGATTTTTGATCCAAGAGGTATTTACAGCGGCTTAGCCATCAAATTAAAAGCTGGGTATAACAAACCTACAGAGAGTCAAAAAAAGTGCCTTAGAGAGCTTGAGAATCGAAAATGGAAGGTAATGTGGTCTAATTCACTTGATGAAGTTTTAAAATCAATAGATAATTACCTAGAAGATGTATAAAAAAAGAATGATATTCTGGGATCAAAATAGGCAGAGAATTAGATTTTCGGCTACTAATGATTTTAAGGGTATAGAAAATTATTCTTTTATAGGCTTTTCAAATGAGCATGAATTTGAAATTTTGCTGGAGGTTCTTTTTGATAGATTTGGAGATCAAGATATTACCACAAACCAAATTCTAACTATTTACCAGAATTTCATGAAGTTTCTAGATAATCTTAAAAATCTTACTTCTGGTATATAATATATATAATATATATAATTATATATATAAGCTATTATATAAAATAAATAAAATAAAATATATATATATTATATAACTACCGATGATCAAACAAACTGAAAAAGTAAAAAAAATGATCTCTGATGGGTCAAAAGCGGAGGATCTTTTTGAGTATGTTATGAAGATGCTTAGGCGCCCTATTAAAAGATCTTCTACAAATCAAAATAAATATCAGCACATTGATTTTTTTATAGGAGATAAATCCTATGATGTGAAAAGTAGAAGGGATCAAAACACAGTATGGCTAGAAGCTAAAGGAATTTATGGTCATGATGGCTGGCTTTTAGGAAAAGCAACATACATAGTTATCTATTACATAGAACTTCAGGAGTTTGTCTTTTATCTCAGAGAAGATTTAGTTAAGTTTGCTAGAAAATTTACAAAAAAGTCTAAAGTTAAAAGATATTATAGATGGTACACTAGAGAAAACTGGGGTCGAAAAGATGCCTGTTTATTAGTAAAAAAATCAGATTTATTACAATTAGAAATTCAAACAATTACTATTACAGATGTTTAATGATTTTATAGAGATAGGCATATATCCTAAAGGAAATGCCTCTAAACAGAAATTAGTCTGTCCAAAATGCTCACAGACTAGAAAAAACAAAACAGATAAATCCTTATCAGTAGACATTCTAAGAGGTCTATATAATTGCCATAATTGTGGATGGAAGGGAAATGTAAAAATCAAAGAGAGAAAGGAATACACTAGACCAGTCAAAAATGATTCTGGGTTATCGCCTAATATCTTAAAGTATTTTGAGAGCAGAGGTATCTCTGAAAGTACTTTAGTGAATTGGAAAATCACTGAATCAGTAGAATACTTTCCTCAAACTAAAGATAAAAGAGCTGCTATTAATTTTAATTATTACAGAGAGGGCGAGCTTATAAATGTAAAATACAGAGACAGTGAAAAGAATTTTAAATTAGTTTCTGGAGCTGAGCTGATCTTTTATGGGTTAGATAACATCAAAGACTCAAAAACTGTCTACATAACTGAAGGAGAAATAGATGCTTTAAGTTTAAACGAATGTGGAATCTATACAGTTTGCTCTGTGCCTAATGGAGCCTCTAAAGGCTCCCAGAGATTAGAATATTTAGACAACAGCTGGGAATATTTTAAAGACATAGAGAATATAATTATATGTACTGATAACGATTCAGCTGGGCTATCACTTAGACATGAACTAGCTAGAAGATTTGGACAGTATAGATGTCAGTATTTAGATTTTAAAGATTTTAAAGATGCTAATGAAGTCTTAGTTAAAAGTGGATCAAAAGTCTTAAGAGAAATATTAGAGAATCCATTAAGCTTTCCCTTGGAGGGAGTTCTAAACATAGATACTATCTGGGATAATGTTTTAAACTGGAATAGTAATGGAGTTAAAAATTATTCCATAGGAATGGGAGCTGATGCCAACTTTAAAGTAATGATGGGTGAGTGGACTACAATAACAGGGATCCCAAACTCAGGAAAGTCAGATGTACTGGATCAAATTTGCGTTAATATGGCGCTAATGCATGATCATAAAATAGCTATGTTTAGTCCAGAGTCATTTCCCTATGAGGCGCATATTAGAAGGCTGGCTAATAAAATAAACTCTACAGACTGCAGCAAAGAAATGCTACAACAAACAAAGACATTTATAGAAGATCATTTTTTCTTCATTAAGATTGACATTGAAAATATCAGTTTAAAAAATATCTTAGATAGATTTAGAGAGCTGGTATTCCAAAAAGGGATTAATATTTGTGTGATAGATCCTTGGAATATGCTGCAGCATGATCAGCAGTATGATCTTAGCTATATCTCTAAGATGCTTGGACAGATAACTCAGTTTTGTCAGAAAACAAATACCCATCTATTTCTAGTGGCGCATCCCAGAAAAATGGAATATTTTAATGGCACATATAAAGTGCCTACTCCTTATGATATTTCTGGATCATCTGACTTTTTTAATAAGTCATTTTCAAATATTACTGTTTATAGAAAACTTAATAATAGGACTAAGTATGGCTCAGATCTTGTAGAGGTTCATGTGCAGAAAGTAAAAAGAAGAGAAAATGGAACTCAAGGAGTTTTTGAAATAGCTCCAGATTTTAAGAATGGAGGTTTCTATAGAACTATGGGAGAAAACAATAAAGTAATAATAACTGAAATAGATTAATTAACTTTGTACAAACTTAAAAAATGGGAGAGGTTACTTTTTATCCGATTATGGGACTTGTATTGGGAGCTAATTATTATAGCTCAGAGACTGATGATATAGATCTGGGTGTTTTTAAAAAGCATACAATAGAAATATTTATATTACTTTTTGGAATTAATATTAACTGGTTTACTGATGTATAATGGCATACGATACTAAAGAACTTGAGAAGAAAGCTCTGGCAGCAATCAAGAAAAATAAGCTGATGTTTGTTGAGCATATAGTGGCTTTTTTGCCTTGTAGTAGAGAGACTTTTTATCATCATAAATTACACAAATCTGACACTATAAAAAAGGCTGTGGAGGAGATGAGAATAGGTAAAAAGACTAAGATGCTTTCTAATTGGATTGATTCTGAATCTAATGCCTTACAGATAGCAGCTATGAAAATGATAGCTACAGAGGAAGAGTCTCATAGGTTGTCAGGAACTAGAACTGAGATAAAACATAAAGGCGCAATAGAATCTACACTGATTGAATGGAAGCCAGCGGAACGCAAAGAGTAGAGCAGTATTTAAATAGACAGTTTTATGATTTACTACACTCTGATAAAAGATATCGTGTACATAGTGGTGGATCCAGATCTGGAAAGTCTTGGGCTTGCTGCCAGTTTATTGCCTACTTATTACAGACCACAGACAAACCTTTGTTGATTGATATAGTGAGAAAGACTCTACCGAGTCTAAGAGGATCAGTAATGAGAGATATGATCCAAATACTTCAGGAGACTAATATCTACTGGGAGGGTGATCACAACAAAGCTGAGAATACATTTACCTATAGAGGATCTACATTATCTTTTATTTCTTTAGATATGGCTCAGAAAATAAGAGGTAGAAAAAGAGATGTAGCCCTTTTAGAGGAAGCTAATGAGCTTACTCAAGAGGACTTCAGACAGATAGATTTAAGAACAGAGCAGTTTTTAATATTTACTTATAATCCATCTGATGTAACTAGCTGGCTATATGATTTGCCAGAAGAGGAAACAGATGAATGGATAACGACATACAGAGATAATCAGTTTTTATCTGATAATATAAAAAGAAGTATAGAGGCGCTAAAGGATAAGGATCCAGATTTTTATAGGGTCTTTGGAGAAGGTCAGAGAGCTGTATTTAGTCAGCGCCAGATATTTAATAACTGGAACTTCTTAGATTACAGAGATTTTCCAGAGACTGATGAGGTTTATTTAGGGATAGACTTTGGATACTCAAATGATCCAGCAGCAGTCTGTGAGGTCAGAAGAGTGGGTGGGGATCTTTATGTGCATGAGGTATGCTACAGGCTAGGAATGACAAATGGAGATCTATCTAGGTATATATCAGATCTAGGGTATAAAGACACTTTATGTATCTATGATTCAGCAGAGCCAAAGAGTGGAGAAGAGCTTAGGAGGATAGATGAAGTAGGCAATATGTATAAGGCCAGTAAAAAAGGTCAAGGATCTATTAATGCTGGAATAAGCTTTTTAAAGGAGTTTAATATACATTTATCTGTAGAGTCTAAGAACTTTAAGAAAGAGTATGAGAACTATCTCTGGGATGTTTTAAAAGATGGAACTATAATAAATAAGCCATGCGATAAATGGAATCACTTGCATGATAGCCTGAGATATTGTGTTTATACAGTATGGGGAGATAGATCCAGCTTCTTTGTAATTTAATTTATATTTTTGTAAAAAATAATTTAATGGGAATTTTTGATAGATTTAGGGGTGCTATAAGCAAAAGCTCCCAAGCAACCAATGAAGCATATAATAAATTAGTCTATAGATATATAGGAAATAACTTAATAAGTTCTACAGAGAATGATGATACTTACATCAATAAGGGGTACAGATTCAATTCTACTATATATTCCTTAGTAAATCTATTAAGTAAGACAGCCTCTACTATTCCTTTTCAGGTTTATGAGGTAAAGAATGACAATGAACTCAAGAGATATAAGTCTTTAACCTCTGGGATATATGACAGCTCTAGTCTTTTAAATTCTAAGATAGTACATAAAAAGGCGCTAGTACAAGTAGATGATACTGATCTGCATCAAATCCTAGACAGACCAAATCCATCACAGAGTTATACTAGCTGGATTCAGGAGATAGTAGCTTTTGGATCACTTACAGGAAATAGATACATCTATGGGATAGCTCCAGAGACAGGGCAGAATACAGGAAAGTTTCAGGAGCTTTATGTTTTGCCTAGTCAGGTAGTAGAGATACATAGTGGAGGCTTAATGAAGCCAGTCAAAGAATATACTCTAGAATATAATGGGACATACAAAATACCAGCTGAGCTGATCTGTCATATAAAGAATTATAATCCTTACTATGATGGCTCTGGGTCTCATCTTTATGGGATGAGTCCATTAAAAGCAGGACTTAGATCTATGGATGCTAATAATGAGGCGCTAACTACTGGAGTAAAATATCTACAGAATCAAACAGCTAGAGGGATGCTGGTGTCTGATGAAGGGGATATAACAGAATCACAGGCTAAACAGCTAAAGGATAAGTTTAGAAATACCTATCAAGGATCAAATAATGCTGGGGATGTTATTATAACTCCCAAAAAATTATCATGGGTAAACTTTGGACTCAATGCCTCAGATCTATCTTTGATCGAGCAGTACAATGCAACTATAAAAGATCTTTGTAATATCTACAATATACCAGTTCAACTTCTTAATAATACGGATTCTGCTACATACAACAATATGAAAGAGGCTAAGAAAGCCTTATATCAGAACGCTGTAATCCCTGAAATGGTTAAGATCAGAGAAGAGCTTAATAGATGGCTTACTCCTAAGTATGGAGATAAGCTATATATAGATTTTGATTTTAGCGCCATTCCAGAACTACAGGAGGAGACTGAAAAGATAGTGGGACAAATGTCTCAGAGCTGGTGGCTGACTCCGAATGAGAAAAGAGCTGCTATGAATTACGGAGTAGATGAAGAGGCTGATAAAATGAATCAGTATTACATTCCAGCCAACTTACTTCCTTTAGATCCTAGTAGTGATATTGATGATATAGCTGATCTTATAGAAGAGCAGAAAATGCAAAAGACAGAAGTGAGGGGTATGAATGATGTATTCACCACAATAAGAGAGGCTAGAGATAGAGCTGAGCAAATGGGAGGAAGCGGTTATCACCAACACCTTCACGATGGCAACACAGTATATATGCCTTTTGAAACTCATGAGGAGTATGAGGCAGCTAAGGAGGGGAGGCTGGATGAGTATTATACAGATAGAGCCTCAGAAGGGGATCATATGGATTTTGATGATGCTGTTTATGAAATGTATGATATGGAATTAAAGGCGCCTCAAATAAGCGCCAATATGGAGACAGCTCTTAGAAACAAAGTGGATGATCATAATGAGAAGTATGGAGATGATCCAGCAAAGAGAGCTACTTATTCAATGCTGGCCAGATCCTTTGTTAGAGGGATAGGAGCTTACAGAACTAATCCCAGCTCAGTCAGGCCGAACGTAAGCAATGAACAGCAGTGGGCGCTAGGAAGAGTCAATGGGCTGCTCTATGCTTTAAGGAGTGGGAGGTTTAGATCTACAGCTTATGACACTGATCTACTTCCAGAAGCTCATTCATTGTCATCAAAAAAAGAAGTAGAAAATAAGAAGTATGATAATTATCCTCAAGGCGCTACTAATAATGCTCAGAGAGTTTTAGACTGGGATGATAAGTATGAACTAAGGGGTAAGATGGGAACTGATACTGGATGGGCTAGAGCCAGACAGTTAGCAGCAAGGCGCCCATTGAGCCAGTCTGATGTTAATGAGATCTACAGCTTTTTAAGAAGGCATGAGCAGAATGCTGAAATAGCTGAAGAGTTTAGAGGAACTCCTTGGAATGATAAGGGCTATGTTATGTACAATGCTTGGGGAGGCAGAGCTATGCTTTCTTTTGTAGAGAGAAATAGATCAGCTAATCAAGATGACTAGGTGGAACTTAATACAAAAAAATTCAAAGAATCATGGAGGGAAGCCTTTTTAGGAAGGCTAGAACTCAATGAGAAGAAGCAAGTCTCTAGATGGAAGAGATACCTTAAAGGCGAATACTTCAAAGGGGTTGATTCTTTTTTAAATACTGGATCTGAGAGAGAATTTACTACACTATTTCAAAGACCAGATATAGAAAATCTATACATAGAACTTTATGAGGAGGTAGGCTTAGACTTTGCTAAGTGGTATGCTAGGAGCTTTGATAAGTTTCTGGAGAAGCAGGCTGGAAATGAATCTACTTGGCGGACAACATTCTCAAGGATAGGGCAGACAGAAGCTGGAAGTAAAATATCTATAGTGGCTGGAACTGCTCTAAAAGAGCTTAAAAAAAACATAGGTAACTTATTTAAAGATCCAGAGTTTCAGTCTCTGGGTAGGAAGCAGCAAGGCAGGATCCTACAGAATAGATTCAAAGGTATTACTGAGTATCAAGCTCAAAGGATCGTAAGAACTGAGGCAACCTCAGCAGCTAATGAGGGAATAATGCAATCAGCTCAGGATATATTTCCTAAAGCTAGTCTAGTAAAAGAATGGATCAGCTCCCAAGATGGGAGAACTAGGTCATTCAATAGAGGAGACAAATCTGATCACCTAAATATGAATGGCAAAGTAGTAGGCTTTGATCAGACTTTTGCAGTTCCAGAACTTGGTAGGGTGGTACAAATGAAAAAGCCAGCTGACTTTAGATCTGGAGCCTCAGCTCATAATATTGTGAATTGTAGATGCTCTGTAGCTGTATATCCGAAAGAGGGAGCAGAAGTTAGGGAAGGAGTTTCTCTTACTGGTTTAGGAGGAGGAGTAAGCGCCAGAACTAGCCAGCTCATAGGAGATGAGATAGTAACAGCTAGGAAGCCAGATCCTGTAGCGCCTATAAGAGAGTCAGCTGAATCTGTCAAATTAACATTTAAAAACAGAAAAGAGGCGTCTGATTATTTTGTAAATAAGTTAGGCGGCAAATATTCAAATTTTGATGGGGTAGATTTAAAAATAGTAGAAAACTATATAAATGCTTATGCTAAAATAAAAGACAAGTTTAAAGGTTTACAACTTAATAATTTTAGTGGAATTAAAGGATTTAGAAATGATGTAGTCAGAGATATATTTGATGAATACTTAAAAAGCACAGCATTTAATAGACAAGCTGATAGATGGGGATATGAAGCATATTCTAAAAGAATCAAGTCATTGATTAAGAAAAATTTACGAATTTCAAAAGTAAATAGTAATACAGTAGCCTCCTATCATCACTACAATTCAAACTATAAGCATCCGCTTTTTAATGTAAATGTAGATCTTAGTAAGTATAGGGGGATAATACATAAAAGCAAAGATAATTTTGAAAGGGCATCATCTACTGGTAAAAGGTTAGAAGATGAAAAATGGTGGAGCAAGGGCGCATCAAGTCCAGCGCACACACCTACTCATGAGTTAGGTCATGCTATAGATTATGAAATAGAATTTCATAAAGAAAAAGAATTTCTGAGATTATATGAGAAGTATAGATTAAAAGGTAAAGATTACAGATCAGGTAAGTTTACACATAACACATACATAAGGGATGAGCTTTCTGAATATGGCTCTATTAATGAAAAAGAGGTTATAGCTGAGTCTGTAGCTGAATATTTTACAAGTGATTCACCTAGACCAATGTCTGTAGAAGTTACTGAAATGCTTATGAGATACTGGGAAAAAAATAAAAACAGAAAGATGTTTAAGGATAAAAATATTATTGATCAAGAATTTCCTATTATTCCTTTTGGTGGAGCGCATAAGCCAGACAGTGATTATGTCGAATTACCAGACAGTGCAGATTTTTAAAATATTAATATCTTTGTAAAATGAAAAATATATTATTTAAACAAGCTCCCATGGGGGAGCTAATTGATGCAGATGATAAAGCTGGAATAGTTAAAGGCTATGCCTCTGTTTTTGATAACGTTGATTCCGATGGGGACATAATTAGAAAAGGCGCCTACCTCAAAACAATTTCAGAGAATGGCTCCAGAGTCAAGTATCTCTATCAGCATGAAATGGATAAGCCAATAGGCAAAATGAGATTGCTAGAAGAGGATCAGAAGGGATTAGTCTTTGAGGCTGAGATAGCCAAGACTACTCTGGGAAAAGATGTAATGGAATTAATCAAGGCTGGAGTGATCACTGAGAACTCCGTTGGGATTATGCCAGTAAGAAAAGAAATGAATGCTCAGAATAAGAGAGAGATCTATGAGGTCAAGCTCTTTGAGGTTTCTGCAGTAACTCTAGCCGCTAATGATGAGGCTAAAATAATGGATCACAAAGGAAACTATGATCCGACTAAAGTAGCTGATAGATTTGATAAAATTGCTAAGCTGCTAAGAAAAGGAAATATCTCAGATGATCTAGGCTTTGCCCTAGAAGCTGAAATATATAAGCTCAAAGGAATATTTCAAACATTCACCCTGCCAACTGTAGAAGTTACAGAGCCGATAGAAGTTAAAAACGATGAGCTAGATTTTTTAACTCAAGTGTATAATAATTTAAAATAATTTAAAATGTCTGAAATTCAAAATCAATTAGACAAGATCGGAAATCTTGTCGATGAGAGAATAGAGAAGGCCTCTGGACAGATTAAAGATAACGCTAGAAATGAAATTGATGGCGTACTAAAATCTGAAATCCAAAACCTATCTAATGAGTTTGTCGCTAAATTTGATGAGCAAACTAAAAGAATGGATGCTGTAGAAATAGCAGCCAAAAAAGATGCTGAGTCATCTATGAAACTATCCTTTAAAGGTCAAATAGAGAAAGCTGTCAATGATGGCGCCCTAGAGGGAATCAGAAAAGGAACTCACAATGGAGCAAGGTTTGAGCTAAAGTCATCTGATATGACAATGGCTAATACCTTTACTGGTGTAGTCGCTGGAGAGCAAGTGATCGAAGATTTCAAATTTGATCCATCTAGAAAAGTCCATATCAGATCATTGATTCCTAATGGATCTACTGATGCTCAAACTGTAAGATTCCCTAAAGAATCTGCTTACACTGACAATGCAGCTGCTACAGCTCAAGGATCAGCGCTAGGACAGTCTGACTTTGATGTAACTGCAACTTCAGTAAATATGGAGAAGATTGGAACTTTTATGAAAGTAACTGATGAGCTTTTGAGTGATACAGCTGGTCTATCTTCTTATCTAGCTGCAAGAGTACCTAATAAAGTACTTTCTGTAGAGGATACTGAGATTCTAAATGGAGATGGATCTAGTCCAAATCTAGATGGACTCTTTACTGATGGAGCTGCTTTTGTAACATCTGGTGGAGCTTTTGATGATGCTGTAGAGTCAGCTAATGAGTATGATGTTATAGTAGCTGCTTTGAATCAGTTAGCTTTGTCTAACTATCAAGCGGATACTATCTTATTGAATCCTACTGATTTGCATAAGATCGTATTATTGAAATCTACTGCTAATGAATACCTAAGACAGCAAATCTATACAGGACTACAGCCTACTATCATGGGCATTCCTGTAACGATCAACACTGCTGTTACAGCTGGTAAGTTTTTGACTATGGACTCAAGAGCAGCAACTCAATACTGGATTAGAGAGAATCTAGGAATTGAGTTCTCTAGAGAAGATGGAACAAACTTCCAGAGTAATTTTGTAACTGTAAGAGCGCAGCTTAGAGCTGGTCTTACTAACTATGCTCCCAACGCTATCGTGCAAGGGACATTCTCAACAGCTAAAGCAGCTTTAGAGACTCCATAATCTAAGGAGCGATTAATTAAAGGGGATCTTTGTGATCCTCTTTTTTTTACCCCTGCCCTAAAAAAACTTTAAAATAATTAAAAAAAGTTTTGGTGGAATAAAAAAAGATTGTAGTTTAGCAGATGTAAAACAACAACAACACTAGAAATTATGGAACATTTAAGATTTAACAGACACGAAATTTTTACTCAAGAGGACAGAACTGAAGTATTAGATATACTTTCAGAAGTATCTAGAGAGGCTTACAAGCAAGGAAAGTCAAGATATGATGGAAACTATGGATCTATCTCTAATATGCTTTATGGC